TTGATTGGTGTGTTATCCTTTAAGTAGGTAACGGATACAAAATATACAAAGTTAGCCATTGATTCTTCTTCTTAATAGTTGTGGTTGCCAAATGTGACGACAATAAGGAACGTGAGTAGTTGTGCCTTTGATGGTCATCCATCCGCCTCGTCTTTTCCAAGCTGAATAACCAGGATCGTTATACTCCCTCGCAAGTATCACAGATATTTGGTCGATTTCTTCCCTTGTGTAAACTCGGTTTAAACGTATCATCCTCTGACAGAAATCTCTTGATGTAGGCAACAAATCGCCTCCGCTTATTCCTGGAGCTTTCTCATAAGTGTAACGAGTCACAATCTCTGTTCCTACATTTGAATTTTCAAGAGTGGTTGTTCCTTCAGGCGTGATTCTGAAACCATCATCAACAGATTCAATCAAGCCTCTCTGTGCCATGTCGTCAACCTCTCGCATTATCTCCTCCACAGGCTTTTGAATGTTGTTAGAGAGCGTTTCTAAGGTTATACCCTCGTTACTATACAACCACTGCAAAATCATCGCTTGTAAAGCGTCTCCGAACTCCAACGGTACAGCCTCAAAATTGTCTGCATCTTCACCGAACTCAGCAAAGACTTTTAAATCTTTGTCATCATCCCATCCGAAAGGATTATCACAGCTCTCACATTTTACTTGCTCAGACATTGTGGTTGTGGCTGACATTCCCAACTCGATTCTTGCCTCATCTCTGTCAATGATGCCTTTCTCAAATAGTTCAACGTAGTCAAGTCCAATCGGTGGCTTGTTCTTAGTTTTAAGCTTTACCGGTGAGATGTATCTGAAAATAGAACTCAAGGCTCTATCCATCTGTGTTTGACGTGGCTCAATGTAGGAAGTTTGGAACGCCTCAAATGCTTCAATTAACTCGTTACGCCCTCCAAGTTGCCCCTCTGTCTTGATACCGAAAAGCATCGGAGAAGTAACTCTGTGAGCCATTAGAATCTCCTCTTGTACGGTGTTGTTAAGGATGTCAAACTGTTTATCAAAGTCTGAAGGTGCTAAGTTGTTAACTACTGAAGGAGTTTCATTCGGATCGTTAAACTGAATGATGATACTTCCAGCGTTATCTGTGCCGCTAAAATTGTCTTTAAATCTTCTGATGGTCTGTCTAGCTTCTTCAGGTGATGGAATGCCTTTAAACAACTGCAAAAGAGTCTGAGCCGAAAAGCCCGATTTGATAGAGTTAAGATGGAAGTTGGCAATCTCTGTGTCTATTTCTATGTACTTAAGAGCTGACTGATACGGTGCAGTTGGATACTCTCCACATCCTGCCTTGTACATTTTGAAATAAAACACCTGCTTACTTTCTCTCGTGTTAGGATTCCAAGCGTAATAATGGTCAGGCTTTACTTTCCTATCACTCCAATCTTCAGCGTATAGATAGTGACCATCTAACGAGTGACGGACATTCTGAAAAGGCAAGTGATAAATCTCCGCTATCTTGGTTTTGGCTTTGTTCCAAATGATTTCAAGAGCGAACCCATCAAACAACTCTAAATCCTGAGCAATCTTGTTTTTAAGGCTGTCAAAGTCCTCGTAAGCGTTGATTGAATCAAGAGCATCGTTTGCCTTTGCAATGTCCTCTGTGTTGTATGCTATTATCTCGGTTTTATCACCAGCTATGAAGTCAGCTTTCTGAGTAACAATCGCACCATGTTTGGGTGAGCTGTTATACAAGTCAATCAACATTTGAGGATAAGCGTTATCCTGCCCATAAGTCAAGAAGCCTTTTGCTTTGTTCTCCTTGAAAATGGGTATTTTGCTTTCCGCAAAGTTGATCCGTATGAAGTTATTTTCCATCTTTTTTATCTTTTGCAAATATTGAACCCACACCAGCAACGATAAACGCCCCTGCCTCTGTGAGTGTTGCTTTGTTTATTCCTACTAATATGAGCGAACCCGTCACAAGTAGAACACCCAAAGCCGTTGTTTTCCAATTCTTAAATATTCTCTCTATCATTTCCCAAATCTTAACTCTAAAAGTGAATCGTTCATCTTCCGCATACGCTTCAATTCCACTGTTGCACTATCGTACAACTTTTGACTCTCCTCTATCTGCTCCGCTACTTCATCCTCAATCGTTGGCTTATTAGTTGACAATGCCAATATCACAGCGAGTATTCCTATTGCAAACAGTGCTTTCATATCTTTCCGAGTGCTTTGTAGATTTTGATTTCAGTCACCAATGCAGAACAGAGTGAGTCTTGAGTTTTTAACATAGCCGACATTTTCCGCAGTTCGGTTTCACATTTCACAAGACGCTTTTCACACTGTGCAGTTGCCAAATTGCTCTGACGTTCTGCTCTTATGTATAAGGCAGTAACGACAAAAAGCAAAAGGTAGGTGATAGCCTTCTCACTGTTCTTTGTGAATTGCTCAAACGTTACGGGGAATCTCATTCGTCAGGGAAAGGATTAGTGTTAAATTCGGTTTCTAATTTGTAAACCCATTCTGTCTCATCTGTGGTAGTCCACCAATTAGGTTGGTTTGTATCGGTGACTTGCGTTGGTTCTGTCCAACCATAAACGAAGTTATCGGTTTTATTAGTCCAAAAAATCCAATAGGTTTTTACGCTTGGGTATGCGATTTCAAATGTTTGTTTTAATTTAGGCATATTTTATACTCCTCCTCCGTCTGTTATAGTCCAACTAAAGTTATTTATTAATGATGTACGAGCCGTTTCTGCTGCACTTCCTAACGTATATTGACTCCCTCCAAAGCTAATGGATATTGTATAAGGATAACCAACACCACTTGGATAAGCACTTTGTAGTGTTGCTTCCCACCCTACTAATAATAGGTCGTAGTTTGTTGTTGATAAACTCGCACCACTCATAAATAATAAAAAAGTACTAACTTGATTTATGTCCCAATTGGATATGTCTTGGTTGAATGAGGTGTTATAAAACATTTGATACATACTTGTAACACTTGATACATCCCAATTACCAATGTCTTGATTGAATAAGGTTGCACTAGTAAACATACGAAACATATTAGTAACATTTGATACATCCCAAGAACTTATGTCTTGGTTGAATGAGGATGCATTTTGAATCATACTTTCCATATTTGTAACATTTGATACATCCCAATTACCAATAGCACCATTAAAATTGGTGCAACTATAAAAATATCTGAACAAACTTGTAGTGGTAATCAAAGGAGTATCAGTTGCCGTACAAGTCATATTTGTGCATCCGTGAAATCCTTGATTAACACTAATATTCAACGCACCCCACTTTTGTATCTCACCTATCTTTAACTTATCACCACCATTGGCAAACTGCCAGCCTAATAAGTCACCTGTTATCTTAATGGTGTACGTTCCCGAACTTGCATAAGTATGCGTTACTTCGGGCGCAGTATGTGAAGTGATATTGTTGGTTGTGCCATCACCCCAATCAACCACGCAATCTAAACCCGTAGATGTGATTAATGGTAACTTGAATTGGTCAGATGCACTGACTCCGCTTTGAGTAGTATCAACCGTAAACTGAAAAGGGTTTTCTGCACTCCAAACCTCATTCGTTCCCAAATAGACTTTTTGCACTGCATTAGTGCCAAGATAAACGCTGCTAATATCTGAACTCCCTAACTTCATATAATGAAATACAAGGTTGTCGCTGATGGTGTTAATGCGTCGTATTCCGCTTGTGTCACTGCTGATAAAGCGTTGATGTCGTAGGTTGTACCGTCAAACTTGGCAATCTTAGCGTCCACTTGCGTTTGAACCGCACTCGTCACCCCATCGAGATACCCTAACTCGGTAGAGGTAACGTCCGAAACCGCAACCTTTCCGCTACCATCAGAAACCAACGCCCTTGATGCCGTTAAGTCAGAAGTTGTTATAGTTGTTGCCCCTCCTGTGATTGTGTCCTGTTTTGACTTTATCAGATTAGACGCTGTGATTTTATTGGTTACGTCTAACGAAACATCGACTATTGGCAAGACATCATCATCCGCTGCTGTTGTAATTTCGACTAAATCAGTTATTTTTTTAGTTGCCATATATTTTCTCTGTTATGGTAGGGTTGTAGATTTTTCGTGATACGCTTATTTGATTCACTTTATTCTCATCTATATATCTGACAAATCTGTTTATGTTTGTTCTGACTCTATACTGCAAAACAAAAACATCATCTAAGTCATAAATACGCCCTTGCAATGTGTCACCGCTT